AGAAAAGAAAAGAAAGATAATAGGGACAACTGCTGGCGCGACCATAGGGGGCTTGGCTGCGGCAAGTAGGCATAGAGATTGGCGCTTATATGATGCTCTTGAAAAGCTTGAAGGTAGACAACTCGCGCCTAAGCATAAGTTAAAAGCAAATTTAAGATTACATGGAGGAAGTCTAGCAAGATTGGGTGGAGGAGCTTTAATTGGTTATGGGATAGCCCATGCGATTAATAAAAAGAAAAGAAAAGATGCAATACGATCAATACAGAGAAGCAAGAGCTAATTACAATAAAGCTAAGTTAATCGTAGCAAAAGCCCGAAAGGGCGGGGAGGCTGCGAAGGATGTAGCTGAAGCTGTAAAAGGTGTTAGGGACAACAAGCGCAAAAAGCGTTTCTGGGAAAAGAAGCCATTTCAAAACGCAGTCGCGGCTGCGGCAATAATGGCGGGAACTGGCGCGACTCTTAAATATGGCCCGAAGCTTGCGGAAAAAGTTCTTTTAGCAAATAGAGCTAGAAACATACACTTGCGTAAAATGGGTCATAATATAATTGATCTTGATGATTTTAACGTAGATATAGAGCTAGATGAGTTAGATGATGCTCGTGAAGCTGGATGGCAGGTACGCAATCCTACGAGTAGTAGCATTAAAATACAGAGAAGCGGTAGGCGCAAACGAGAACGCAGGAAGAAAACTACTTCAGAAACCGTAGGCTTTAAAAATAAACTAATCGCTGGCTTGGGGGCTGGATTAGTAGGTACTGCAGGCTTGGGAGCGTATTTAGCTATGCTGACTAGAAAGCGTGGAAAGCTCCTGAAAGCTTCTGGAACAAAAACTAACCTTAAACCAACTTTGACAAAAGGGGAAAAAGCACTTCTTGAGCAAGCTGAAGGCAGGGGTAAATTTGTCCCCTTCAAGAAAGATGGAACAGACGACTAATGAGCCGCAAACCTACAGATAAAGAAAGAAAAGAGATACGCAATATCGCTATTGGCGGAACTGCGGCTGCAACACTCGGCGCTGGTGGAGCGTATGTAACGTCTGCAAGAAATAAGCAAAAAGAAATCGCGGCTGATAAAATGGTAAAAGAATACCACCGCAGATTGCAGACTGGTCATGATAGTTCAGAGTTTAAGCCACCAAAGCACATACAGGGAAAACGCAAGGGGCAACCATATGGAAAGGATTCAGATACGTATAAAAATGCACATGAAGCATGGAAGCGTGGAAAGTTTACGAGAGATGGTAAAATAAAAAAAGTCATGGAAGTTCCGGGCTTAAAAAAGAAGTATTCAAGGTATGCGAAAAAAGTAGCCAAGCTCACGGGTACTAAATGGGTAGAAAAGCCGAGAATGGGTATAGATGAAAAGACCTTGGAAAAAGTACAAGTAGGACAAAGAGGAAGACAGTTTAAAGCTAAAGGACTTGTGAGCCTATTAGGACTTTTCCCACGAGCGAGCTTGCGTAATAAGAATTTAATAGGTAAATTGGCTTTGAAGTCTCAAAAATATACTGGAAAGAGTCGAGGGGGTAGAGGGACAGTTGGTGGACTAACTTATTCTGGAAAAAAACAAAATCTTAGTAAAAAAGATCGCGTAGGCGACCCCACGGGTAAATGGAAAGAGTGGGAAGGAAATAGGAACTAATAATGGAAGCAGTAACATATTTTAATAGCTTTAATAAAGGCCAGTTCGATACGGAGTCTGGTCTAATTAAAGGAGTCAGCTTAATAACGAAAGGCACTGCCAAAGGTCACGACTTAGTTGTAGATGATACGACGCTCAGTCAATTGGAGGCTTCGCTAAATAATGCGAAAGAACCGGGAGTAAAGGCAAAGCTTAACCACAGGACTGGCGTGGAGGCTATATTTGGTCACGTAAATAATATACACAGGTGTGGAGAGAAGCTTAAAGGTGACCTGCATTTGTTAAAAACGCATAAGGATTATGACCACACGATAGAATTGCTTGAAACTATGCCAAGTCAAATTGGTCTTTCAGTAGCATTTCAGGGAGACAAAGAAGTCGGTGCGGATGGAAGAGTGTTTGCGAGATGTAAAAACATAGTCTCAGTAGATTTAGTAACCGATCCAGCGGCCAATCCCGATGGATTATTTGAAGCAAAAGTTGACAACATTAACTTAGATATGGACGACGAAAATAACGAATCGAACATCGAAGACCGCTTGGCGGAAATCGAAGGGTTTCAAAGCGACCTCGCAGAAGCCATAGAAGAAGCCGCAGCTTTGGATGAGATGGAAGAAGCTGGTGGCGAGGACTATGACTACGAAGACGAGGACTATTCCGAGGAGTATGACGACTCTGGTGAGTATGACGACTCAGAAGAGCTGGTAGGAGCGGAGGCAATGGAGTACTCTGAGCCATCCAGCGTCGAAGAAGTCATGCAGTATTTTGAAGAAAAAGCACAAGGCGCACTAGAGGCCGAGCGAAACATTCGTGAAGAGCATCAGTTTAGTCGTGTGAACGACAAAGTTGATGGACTTATCGAGTTTGCTAAGGAGCTTGAAGAAGAAAACGAACTTCTTCGTGAAGCACTAGAAGAGTCTGGTGTCGCACCACTTACGCCGGGTAAGGGTGAGCTTTTCGGATTTGAAGCAAATGAAGGTACTTTTGAGTTTCAGGTGCAGAACGCTGATGCCAAGAACAAGCCTGATGCTATTCGTAACGCCATCGAGACTGACCCACGTGGTCATCGTGAGTGGCTTATTCAGCAAGGAGTTTTCTCTAACTAAAGGAGTTTAAAATATTATGAATCATAACGGAGTAATTTCTTTACCATTAAAGACGGGAGAAACTTTGGTAGCTGGTGAAGCTATTGAAATTCACAACAACTCTCAAGTCCCTGAAGCTAAGTCAAACACTAATATTGATAAAGCCATTGGCGTCATACTACAAGATGCCAAACAAGCTGATTCTAATTTGCCTGCAGCTGTTCAACTATATAGTGCTGGTGGTTGTGCCCTTGCTCTTATGGTTGGCGCTTGTAACGTGGGTGATGTGATTTACGTCGGTACGTCTGGAAAGCATACTGCTTCCAAGGGGTCAAACAAAGCCATCGGGGTCGCCTTAGAAGAATCTACCGGCGCAGACGATGTCGTTCGTGTAGCTCTAGGGTTTGCCGTTTAATTTGAAAGGATAATTTATCATGTATCAAAACACTGCAGCTATCATTCGCCACGACTTAAATGCTTTCGTTGAGGAAGCGGCCAAGTCCGATGAGCATCTTTTTGGAAACAAAATTTTGCCGACGTATTCTACAAACGCTCGCGCCGGAATTTATCCAAGGATTGAAATCGCTTCTGGCGAACTTCTTAAAAAGGATTCGACTCTTCGCGCTCCAACCGGTACTTACAACGAAACGACTCGTAAGTTCAAGACAGCAACTTATGAGTGCTTGGATCGTGGTCTTGAGGAACGTATTGATGACGTCCTCGTAAAAGACTATGACAAGTTCTTCGACGTTGAGGTTCTTACTTCAAAGCTCATCATGCGTACTTTGAAGATGGATTACGAATCACGCGTATTTGGAGTACTTCAAGGTTCCGGAAACACTTCCACAATTACGGCAAGGGCTGCGGACTACAGGAGTACCGCTCTTGGTACTACTCAATGGGGTCAAGAAGCTGAGATCGCCGAATGGGATTTCGCAAAGGTTCTTATGGATGCCATTAAGTCCATGACCAAGCTTGGTGAAACTCCAAACACCTTGGTTTTGTCTTCCACTCAATGGAACTACATTCGTCGACTCTCTAAGCTTAACACCTTCCTTTATGGTAACCTTGGTTCCGGAGTTGGGTACAAGCTCATCAACGATACCGACATTGGAAAAGCATTTGGAATTAAGAATGTTTACATCACGCATTCCTATGTTGATGGCGCAGGTCGTATGTCCAGTTCCACTAGCCTCTCAGCTATGTGGGATAAACAAAAAGCTTGGCTTGGTAACGTCCAAGGAGGCGAGATCAGCGGAGGCGGATTTGGTAGAACTTTCGTATGGTCGAAAGACGGCGGATTGTTCAACACCGAAACCTATCGTTCTGAGCCACGTCGAGGAGACATGATCCGAGTACGTCATCACACATCCGAGCTTGTCGTAAATGGCAATGCTGGATGCTTGATCGACTTTGGTTCTGGCAACACTTGGACAGACTAAGATTTCTACACCACACTTCTATCAAAGAGGGTCACTCATCGAGTGGCCCTTTTTGTTGTGTAAATTGACAGCTAGACTATATGTATGGAAGGTATATCAATAAGGTGTGTAACTCACGGGGTACATTGCGCGTCTAAAACAGGCTCTTGTGTATGAATAATTTCAACAAGTGTATGGATCTCGCTAATGGTTCGGCGTTTACGCAAATGGGAGAAACCATTGTAATCAACGATACGGAGTACCCTGCGATCTATGATCCAATAGAGAGAGATGAAAAAAGAATACTTGGTGGCAGGGATAATAAGCTTGCCACGAATGTATTTCTACTCAAGACGGATATAATACCCAAGATTGGAGACCGACTAGAGTTCACTCAAAACTCCATAGTCTTCAAGGGGCGCATCTTAAATATCATTGATGACGATACCGATTTATTAACCCTACAGGTCTCAGGACTTCTAACAGGAGTAGTGCCACGTGTTTAGTGTAAACTTACAGCAATATAAAAACGAAGTTAATAAAGACATTAACGGCATATTGGCTGAGTATGAGAAGCAGGTGAAAATCTCAAAAAAGAAAATCAAAGAGATCGAAGCCAGCAAAAAGACTATAGCCGCGACACAGGATCAAGCTACCAACGAAAACCAAAAGGCATTGCGTAAGGTTATTGGAAAAGATACGAAAAGCGAAGCTATTGACCTTGTTAAGAAAAATATGGAGAAAATTCAAAAGATAGAGGTAGGCGATGACGGCTGAAATTAATGACCCATATCATACCGACCCAAGGCGGATGACTGAACAGATACTTTGCGAGGTATTAAACAACTATGCAAAGGGGGCTGTGTTTCACCCATCAAATGCGGATACCCAACAAGAGCTTCCATTTGGATCTGTGTATGTGGAAGAATCTTTGCCTACCATTGGAGATAGATCTCCGCGAGCATACTTGATGAGCATTAAGGTCGTTTACGTTAGTCATATAAATGAGG